CTCCCCCGCGATCTGGACGGTGCCGTTCGGGTCACCGGAGAGGAGGGCCGAGGTGTCGAACCCTGGGGGCGCGCCGGCATCGGGAGTGGAGGGGGCCGCGTCGACGATCGGGCCACCCGACTCCTGCGCGGCGGTGATCGCGGCTGCCATCGCGGCAGTGTCGAACCCTGGGGTGTTGGGCATGGTGTCGCTCCTGTGGTGTCGCTTGGTGATCTGCTACTTGATACTCAGCCGCGGGCGCCGCGGGGAGGGCCGGCGCCCATGATGCGCTGCACCTCGCCCAACCCGCCCATGCTGCGGCCACCGCCACCGGGACCTGCCATGCCGGTCATGGGGGGTGCGCCGCCGCCAGCCATCGCGGCCATCGGATCGTTCGGGGGACCGGGCATCCCGGGGCCCATGCCGCCGAGCAGGCCCGCGAGCCCACCACCCATGCCGCCACCACCATCAGACGCGGGTGGAGGACCCTGGGCCATCGCGCCCTGCTGCGCGAACGGTGCGCGCGCCTTCTCGATGACCTGCGTCTCCAGGTCGGTGAGCCACACGATGTCCGCGTCGGGCATCATCTTCGCGGTGCCGAGGAGCGTCACGATCGACTCGAGCACCTCGGACATGGTGTTGGTGGAACGGGAGGCCATGGGTGGATGCTAACAGGAGCGCCAGTTGTGGCCTTCGTCGAGGTAGCCGTGCCAGTACTCACCCTCGGGGTCGTGGCGGCCGCATGCGATCGACTCGCGGATCTCGACGGACCCATCGTCGCACTCCCTGAACACCCACGGCGGCTCGTACACCGCGTGGATGCCGGAGCCGCGGGTCGGGCGGTCGTACTTCGTCTCGCCCTCGTGGATCGGGAGCAGGAACCACACGCACCGCTTCGAGGTGCCGTGGTCCTCGATCGAGTCGAGGCAGTAGTCGCCCGCCCGCTCGATCTCATCGAAGGTGGCGACGCGTCGGCCCTGCATGACCGGATGCTAGTGGACGCGACACCGCCCCTGGCCGTGCTCGGGCTCAGAGGCGGTGTGGCGGGCAGAAGTGGACCGGGGACTGGCCCCGGCTGTCAGGGTGGGGCTCAGCCCTTCGCCTTCTGCTCGGTCGGCTTCAGGTTGCCCTTCGCCTGCGCGTAGGGGTTGCGGCCGTGGCGGTCGAGGTTCGTGTGACCGAGCTTGTCGATCGACGCGTTCCCCGTCTTGCCGATGGATGGCATCGAGTCGGGCATGGTCAGTCCTCCGGTGTGGTGGAACCGAACGACGCCGGGAGCGGGTCGTACGGGCCGCTGGTGGGGGTGCGCTCACCCGTCGCGTGCTGCGCGGGGATGGACGGGTCGCGGGGCACGGCACGCGAGTTGACGGTGAAGTCGTCCGGCGCTGCGTGGGTACCGCGGGTGATGTCCATGAGCAGAGCCTAGTCGCGAGGCGAGTCGAGAGCGGCGCGGACCATGCAGTCCTTCGCTTCGAGGAGCTTGCGAAGGCCGACTGTCACCTCTGGGCCATCCAGCCTTCCCGCCATGTCGCAGGCGAGAAGGTGGAACGGCTCGGAGATGACCTGAAGATGAAGGGGGAGATGAGCGTAAGAGAAGTACCGAAGGAGGGATTCTGTCGCTGGATGCATGAGGTGATGCTACACGCGGGCGCCCGTGCGTGCATTCGGACCGATCCCACCCGCGCCCAGCGAGCCACCGCCTGCTGCCACCGGTCCTCCGCCCTTCGCCGCAGCCTCAGCCTCAGCCGCGGCGGCCTTCCGTTCCTGCACGCGGGTCGCGACGGCCTGCGCGTTCGGGAAGTCGATCTCCTCGAGCGCGGCCTGCTCGTCGATGAGTTCCATCGCGAACAACTGCACCGCCCGGTTCTCGCGCATCTGACGGCTGACGTGGTGGCGGGAGCCGGCGTCGACGTGGAGCTGGTACTGGAGGGGCACCGCGCCGTTGCTGCTGGGGATGAGGAAGTGGCGGGCGCGCAGGGCACGGAACTTGTCCATGTTCTCCGGGCCGGCGATCGACACGATGCGCGGCGTGGTGTAGTTCTCCACGACCAGCGCGGCCTTCTTCACGAACGAGTCGCGCAGCGCGTACTCCATCTGGCGCAACATGCTGCGGATGCCGACGTGGGACGATTCGCTGATCTGGTCCACGACGCCTTGCGCCGGCCGACCCGCGGGAGACGTGCCCTTGAGGATCGCGTTGATGCCACTGATCACCTCCATGCGCTTGAGGAGGAAGTCGACCATCTGCTGCGCGCCCGCGTTGATCGGGGGCGGGGTCAGCCAGCCGGTGCGCTGATCGGTCTGCGCGATCGGGATGCGCTGCCCCGGCTTGTTCGTGATCGGCATGTTCGTCAGGTTGCCGTTCTGGTCCAGCCAGATCGGGTTGCCGCTGAGTTCGAGGTTCTGCTGGATCGCGGTGAGCAGCCGGTTCAGGCACTTCTGCGGCGAGATGAGCAGCTCCACCATCGAGATGCCCCAGAACTCCGCGTTGAAGTCGATCGGCTGGTAGCGCGAGTACGGGTGCCCGCCGTGCGTCCAGATGTTCTCCGCCGGTTCGTCCAGCAGGACACGGTTGTTCGCGACCACCACGACACGCCACGTCACCTTCGACCGGCGCACTGGGGTGTTGATGTGCGGGTCCTTCACGTCCACGTACTCGTGCTGCCGCAGCCAGCACTCCAGCACGGTCGTCTCGGGCATGTCGAGGTTCGGGATGTGCGGGTTGCTGACACGCGAGTAGCGCGATGACGTGGCAGGGGACAGCGCGCCGGGGTTCAGGCCGAGGCGCGGGCCACGGTTCCCCAACACGTCGAACAGGGTGGGTGGCTCGTCGATGTCGACGGCCATGCCACCTGTCGCGCTGAACGCCGCCGCGGCACCCGGGAACCGCTCATCCAGCTCCTGGATCGTCATCCTCCGCGCCTCGATGATGTACAGCGCGTCCTCGAGGTTCGTGGCCTTCGGGTCCGGGTACAGGCGGTACGGGGAGATGTGGCGCGCCATCGCGTCGCCCATCCCACCCGCGAGGTTGTGTTCCCACGACGTCTTCGCGAACCCGGTGCCGTACACCAGCCCGTCCCAGCAGACCATCCCCCACTCGCGCTCCTCCATGTTCGCGAGCCAACTGGCGTCCATCGTGTACTCGAGGTCCTCCGCGATGGACGTGAAGTACGCGGTGAGATCGGAGTGCGGGACCGAGGCCGGCGAGACGCTGGTGCGGAAGCGCGTGTCCATCTGCCACGCGACCAAGGTGCGGATGATCGGGAAGATCTCGGGGATCTCCGGGGACGGCATCCAATCCGCGCGCTTCGCCGGGTTCCAGTGGCGGTTCGTCAGCATCCGGTAGCACTCGTTCCAGCGCGGGAGGAGCGTGTTCCGGTGCGACTTCGCCGCGGTGAAGAGCTGGTGGATGCCCTGGACCGTCTTGATCTCGGCCTCGGATGGGGTGGGGTCGAGGTGGAAGGGGCGCGGGGTCCGCTTCACGCGGTTGATGTGCGGGGTGGCCGCCGCGCTGACGGTGTCGGGTGGGTTGGCCGCGTCTGCCGCGTCGCGTGGGGCCGGTGCCTCACCGCGCATCACCTCGCCCGCGGACAGGTGCGAACTGGTGGACGGGCGGGTGGGCCGGGTCAGGGTCGCGACGCTGCCCGCGCTATCCAGGTTGTCCGGGTCGAGCTGGGTCAGCGAGGAGAACGCGCGCGGGGCCATGAGGAGATGCTACGCGTCCTGCTCGTCCCACGGCACCAACGTCCTCCACCGGCACGTCACCGTGACGTACTCGTCCGACTGGAGGTAGGCGCGCACGGCCGCACGGTCCTTCGCCTTGAAGGCGTCACGCTGCGACGGGTTACGGACCAACGGGTACACCCACCGATCCTTCACCGCCTGCTTCTTCACCCCGTCCCACGAGCCGAGGCCCGAAGGTGGGGGGCGAAGCCGATGCCACGTTGGCGCCCACAGCCAGTTCGATGCCCGATACAACTCACCACGATGACCCGCTGATGGGTCGGAGTAGGAGAGCAACATGTCGGCCGCTCGTTCCGCCTTCAGCCACTTCACGGCACGCGAGTGGAGCAGCGACCCAGCGTTCGTCCCGGCGATAGGGGTGAGAACCCAGCGCGACAGTTCGAGCACGCCGGGCGGGATGTGGCGTGAGGATGGGTGGCGGTACACCTGCGCCGCGACGAGTCGACCGCCACGGAACATCCCGAACGCCTTGCCTTGCTTGGCGGGACCGAGGTAGTGGTGGCGGGCGAGGAGACGGTTCACGGCATTGAGATCGACCGGGCCGTACTCCACGTCACAGGACCGTCTTCGCTGCCGGGTCCTTCTCCCCGCGCGCCACGGCGGCGTCGTGCTGCTCCTTCAGCCCCGCGTCCCCATACCGCTCCAGCGCTTCCCGCCGCAGTTCCTCATGATCCCGCGGCACGAGGTTCGATTCAATGCCGGTGCGCGCGGTCTGCTGGGCGCCGAGGATCTTCAGCTTCTCCTTGAAGTCCCGGTGGCCGTGGACCTCGGTGCCGACGGTGTGGTTGTAGTGGGACTGGAGGACCGGCGCGAACGAGATGCTGTCCGATCGAAAGTCGCGCCGGTAGCTGCCGTACACGCACTCGTTGCACGGCGCGTGGCCCTCGTCGTAGCCGCGCTTAATGGATGAGTCGCGGTCGCAGGTGAGGGTGTGGCGGCTGCCGCAGTTCGGGCAGCGGTAGGAGTAGGCCGGCATGTCAGCCGCCACCTTCATCCGTGGTCACCATTCCCATTTCCCGTCTCCGAACATGTCGCTGTCCCCTTGCCTCGGGCCAAACGGGCTCACCGTTGGTGGGAGCACCAGGCCGTGCGTGCCATCATCGCGCCTCTTGCTGACCGGTGCAAGATCCAACCCATCCTGTAACTCACGCACCTCGCGCATGCCCGCCATCACCGCTGGATCGGTACCACCCATCGCGCCGGGCACCACGGGGAGGTTGTTCCGCTCCAGCACCGCAACGGACACGGCAATCGCCATCGAGGTGACGGTGTCATCGTGCTGCGCCTGCTTCGAGTTCTCGAACCGGCCCGCGTCGTTGATGATGTAGTTCTTCATCTCCTGGTACGTGTCCTGGTCCTTGATGCGGAAGTCCGACTGCTGCTGCGATGCGAGCCACACCTCTTTCTTCAGATGGTCCATCGCCTCGTACTTGGTCTGGTCGGTCATCGGCCAGCCGAACACGTCGTCGTGCAGGCCGCGGATCTTGCCGGCCTTCCGGTGTACGTACAGGTTCTTGTAGCGGGCTTGCAAGATGCCGCTGATCACCGCGCCGTTGAAGTTGTACTCGGGCGCGAGCATCGCTTCATCGAACCAGTGGCCGAGCAGGATCATCTGCTCACCGAAGTCCAGGTCCTTGTGGCCGCGGTCCCGCCACGTCGCGCAATGCGCCATGGTTCTGCGGTCCAGGACTTGCGCGACGGCGAAGTCACCGAACCTCGCCGCCTTGGAGTTGTCGATCCCCACTACGTAGGAGGCTGGTGTGCGTTCGGAGGGGAACTGGTAGACGTGCAGCGGCCCGGCCGGATCATCCACGAACGTCACACCGGAACGCGCCCGGGCGTCGCGCACCAGTTTGCCGCGTGCCGGGATGAGCGGGGAGTACGCGGCGCGGAGTTGGGTGAGGTCGAACACGTTGCGGCCGGTCGACAGGAACGCCTCATCATCGGTGTTGTGCGTCTGGATGCCGTTCGCATCGAAGATGTGGTCAGTGCCGTTGGCAAGAGTCAGGTTGTAAGTCGGAGCGTCCTCGCCGGTGTCGATGGTCGCGGAGACGGTCGCCGACATCTCGTTCGTGGCACGACGTCGACCCATGCCCGGATCGACCGTCCACCCCGCAGCGCGCTCCGTCTTGCGCCCTCCGACCCATCCGATCTTGTCCCTGAACACTTCGGCGCGCTCACCTCGCATCTCCAACGCGTTGCCGGTGAGTCGCGACACGATCCCCTGGCTGAGTAGGAGGATCTGCACGTCGCGCAGGAAGCCCTCGTACTGCGAGAACAACGACACGCGTGGAGCGGTGCCCGCGGCCCCAGCGAACCCGTCGGCCTCGAACAGCCCACGCAGGAACGCGCAGATCGCTGAGTCGGGGGACCGCCAGATCACCTCGGGCACGCACACCTTCCGGTGGTAGTCGCGGTTTGTCCCGTGGTGGGACGGACGACGGCCGATGACCCCGAGACGGTCCAGCGTGTGTCGGATCGCGACTACCCCGGTACGGATCTCGCGCCCGCCACCCTTCTCCCCAACAACACGCACGGCAGCGTCGACCCCGAACAGGTCGCGGAACAGTCGCACGCACTCGTCGATCGTGTCCTGGTCCTTCGCGTCGCACACGATGGATGTCGTGCCGCCGTGGTGGCAGCCGTCGCCAGCAAAGATGCCAAGGAACAGAGCGAGGTCGTCGGTCACCCGGATCGAATGATCCACCGCGCACTCATGCCACTCGACCGTGGCAACGTCGCGTGCCGTGGCTGGAGGCTGGAGTGTGATCTTCTCGCCGGCGCACAGCGTCCCGAGTTCGACCGGTCGTCCGTCATGGGCCGTGATGATCGGATGGTCAAACGTGCCAGTGAGCTGGTACCCCTCCTCGGTTTCGAGCCGGTAGACCCGCGACGCCGGCTGAACCTGGGTCTCGATGACTCGGCCGTGTTGCGTCAGGCTGCCTCGCCCAACCTGCTCGATGGGGATGATCCCCGCGTCTGACCCAACACGCGTCCCCGCCACGAGGCAGGAGGGGTACTCCTGGTGGAAGTCATCCAGGCTGCCGGACAGCTCCGTGGCCAAGGTGAGCCGGCGCCACACCAGCCGCGACTGGATCTCGGCTTCGGCCATGCCACGCTGGGTGAGGCCGCGGTACAGGTGCCACTCCTCATCATCCAGTGTTCCGCCGCTGCTGGTCTTCGCGAGCAGGAGCTTCCGCGCCTCATCCCCGCGCCCGATGTGGTGCGCGTTGTACTCGGGGTGCGTCCACCACGGGAAGAACATCGGCTTGTACTCGACGTCACCGCGCTTCGCTGCCTCCCATGTTTCGTGGAACCAGTTGCCGACACCGTTCGCCGTGGACTCCACGAAGATCGCGGACAGCGCGACGCGCGGCACGCCCTGCGACAACCCCTTCATCAGTTCGCGCGGGTGCGGCCAGAACGCGGCCTCCGACGCGTGGACGAAGTGCAGGGTGCGGGAACGGGCGCCCTCGAGCGACTTGGCTGGGAGGAGGCTGATGCTGGACTTGGTGGGGTCCCACGCCAACCGGTCGCGGGCGCTGGAGGTGGTCTTGTACAGCGGCGCGGCCCAGAAGCTGTCCCAGTAGTGATGGGACATGTCCATCAGATGCTTGGTGGAGTCACCGGTGTGGCTGACGATCAGGCCGCGCGACCGGTTCATGCAGATCGCGAACTGGAACGCCATCGCTTCGGTGACAGTGGAGATCCCGACCTGGCGCGCCTTCAGGGTGATGTAGCGGATCGGCCGGCCGTCGCGGATGTCCTGCTCCACCGAGTCGATGAGGCGAAGCTGCGGCGGGTTCAGGACGCGGCCCAAGGTGACGGTGCGCGACTCCTTGTCGATGATCTTGAGGCGGCGGACGAACGGGAGGATCGCGTGCCGGCTCATGGCCCTGGCGCGACCGGATCGACGTTGATCCCTGCCTCGTCATCGGGCTCGAGCAGCGGCGCGTACGCGTCCTCGATGGCCTGCCGGTTCGGGAACACCTCCCCGAACATCGCGCGCAGCTCCTCCCCAATCCGGGCAAAGGTGGCGTCCTGCCGCTTGTCCGCGACCTTCGTCGCGAGGGGCAGGATCTTCTGCAACGCGGCGAGCTGCGAGTTGATGTCACCGGACGCGAGGATCAGTTCCACGACGTTCAGCCCCGTCTCGACGATGTCGATGAGCCGGTCGGTGAGGCGGTCGTCCGCGGCGAGCTGAGCGAGGATGTCGTCGTCGAACAGCGCGTCGAACGCGTCGAGGTTGTGGCCGTGGTCAGATGGCATCGGAATCCTCGGGGCCGTCTGGTCCGGTCCACTGCTTCATCGCGCGCTGCACCTGTCTCCGAGCGTGGTCGTGTTCGATCCGGTCGCGGATCTCCTGTGCGCGGAGCTGGTCGGTGGTGGGCGCGGTCGCGCTGTTCCTCCCGTACCGTTCGCGCGCCCCGGCCGACGGGGAGTGGACCTCCAACACGAGCCGCGACCGCGCCATGTCCCGCACTCCGAGCGCGAGCAACTGATGTTCGGCGGGCACGAGGAATGTGACCTTCAGCCCGCCGGACTTCGTGTCGAACGCGCACGTGCTGAACGCCGCGTAGAACGTCGCGACGCGCGTCTCGGGGGACAGGGTGTCGGGGTCGATGCCGACGCCGATCAGGCCGCGCGGGACACCTGTCGCGAGGAGTTCGGCGAGGTCAGCCATCGTCGGACAGCACGGCCCGGCCGAGGGCGGCGATCGTCTCGGCTTGCGTGATGAGCGCGCGCTCCAAGCGTTCGAGCCGCGCTGCGAAGTCCTCTTGCCGCCGATCCATGTAGCCGAGGCGGGGATCGCTGCTGTCCATGGCGCTCACCATGGCGTCGCGGATCGTGAGGAGCGCGTCGTCCGGGTCGGAGCCGAAGGGGGCGTCCTCCAACTTCCGCTGGAGGAGCGTGACCCCCTTCAACTGCCCCCCGTGGAAAACGGCGCGGGCCGCTGCCTTCTTCGCCTTCTTCTTCCCCATCTCACTTCTCCAGTCGTGGCAGGTCGATCCCGAGTCCACCGAAGCCGGCGGGCGGGCTGTAGTCGTCCGCGGCGCGGTACGGCGGGAAGTCCTCATCGGTCGGGTCGTACGCGGCCAACTCCTCCGCGGTCCACTCACCTTCCTCCACCCCACCCGCCACGTTCACTGGTGCGGGGAACTGGTGCGGCGCGGTGTACTGCTCGGTGAGCGCGAGCAGTGGTGCGGTCGCGGCGGCGATGATGGTGGCCGGGTCTGGGGGGGAAGGTGTCGCTGCGATGGTTGCCTCGGCGCGTGCGACGCGGAGGTTGAGGTCGCTCATCAACCGGGCCAGTTCCTCGAGCCTGGTGTCGGCGTTGCCGTGGTGCATCACGTCGTTGGCGCGTGACGTCGCGTGCCGGACGATCTCCTCCTCGGCCCTGGCCTTGGCGCGGCGGTCCACCCACCACACCAGCGCGCCCATCACCGCCCAGCCAACCAGCCCAACCACCACCATCACCGTGTCGCTCATGCCCGCTCCTCGTGGATCTCGGCCGGCACGTCGTCGTGGACCGTGGACCGGATGGCCTCGAGTAGCGCGGCCACATGCTCGTTGTCGCGCAGTGATGCGGGGGCGCTGCCGAGAGCGAACAGCATTCGCCCGCTGAGCATCAGCGCGGGGAGCACCACATCGAAGTCGATGTAGTCCACCCACCTGCCTTCCGGGTCGAGGTACTGCTGCTCGACCGTCACCCCGTCGTCGACCACGTAGCGCGCCATGTGCAAGCACACCGCGTCGATGCCGTGCGGACGGCTCACCCACCATCGGGTCGTCGTGACGCGCTCACCCCTGTCTTCCACATCATCTGTGTCGCTCATGCCCGCCACCCTCGCACACGGCCAGAACAGGGTCAAGGTGGCATTCCGAATGATCCGGCCGATTCTCATTCGGAATGATATTCAGGAGAGG